GCCACCCCCCCCCCCCCCCACCCCCGCCGTAAAGCCCTTCGGATAAATCATGTGCAGCGTATTGGGCGACCATACGACCAGCCAAATAGACGTGTTGTCCGCACCCATACCCTTGCCGTCCAAAATATTGCGGCCGTTGGCGGCCATCTTGTCCGAATAACGCTGGCTCAAGCCGGTAAATGCCGCGCTGTTGGTATCGCCGTAAAACAAGGTCTGAGTCATTTTTTGATTCATCGCCTCGACAAACGGCCGCTCCTCACTCAAACGCCAGGCGGCGGAATTACCGTTCAGCTTAGCCAACTCCTCATCAATCTGAGAACGCGCCTCCAACATGCCGATGGCGTCTTTTACGCGGGCAATCTGCGACTTGGAAGGCGGAACGCCCTTATACAACTCGCGCCATACCGCCTCAGGCAGGCCGGTGCGGATGATGGTGGTGTGGTCGGTCGTGCCGTTTGCTTCGAGATATGTCGCGTCTTCCAACACCTCATTGGTTTCATTCAAAATTTCAACAATATCCGTTACGATACTGCCGTTTTTATCCATACGGGCGGTTACATCCGCCAACGTAGGATTTAAATTGCCGATAGTTGCCATATGCTTACTCCGTTAAATCAAGGGTTCATTTTGCTGTTAGGGTAAAGTCGGCGGGCATCGCCCTCCCCTGCCTGCCGCCCGGCGGGGACAAAGGTATCTTGAGAAATGGCACGCCCCGCACGCACCATAAACCGGATGATTTCCGGATGGTTGCCCAACCCGCTTTCATTAAGCAGTGTTTGCAATTCGGGCGTGCCGAAAGCATCCAGTGCCTTTTTTGCCGTCCCCAGGCTTTCGGCCAGCTTCTTGATGCGCTGTCCCCACTGTTGCCGGTGTTGGGTGAAGCCTTCAATGCCGTGCTGGTGTCCGTGGCCCAGGTGTTGCTGCAAGTAGCGGAGGCGTTAGCCCCGGTCATTACGGCGTTGGTGACGCAATTAACGCCGATCATTGAGCAGTTGACTCCGGTGTTCACGCAATTGGCTCAGGTGATGGGTGATGCGTTGGTGCAGATGATCCAGCAGTTAGCCCCGTTGCTGCCACCGTTGGTGGAGGTGTTTGCGCAGATTGTGCAGGCAGTGGTGCCGCTTGTTTCGATGATGATTGAACAGTTGTCGCCGGTGTTGGCAATGATTATGCCGGTGTTGGTGCAGGTCGCCCAGATTCTGGGTGAAGCGATCCTCAATGCACTAAACCAGCTGGCACCGGTATTCCCGACGTTAGTGCAGGCGTTCGGGTCTTTGCTGGAGGCGGTGTTACCGCTGATTCCGATGCTGCTTCAGCTCGCGGTAGATGTGATTACCCCGCTGATTCCGGCCGTGATTGCGCTGGTGCCGGCCGTGGTGTCCATTGTCGAGGGATTCGTGTCTCTGCTGGAGGCAGTAGCTCCGTTGATTCCGATTCTTGCTGAGCTGTTGGTGGAATGTATCACCCCACTAATTCCGATGATTATTTCCCTGGTGCCGGCAGTCGTGGGCATTGTGGACGCTTTCGTGTCCGTGGTCCAAGCGGTAGTGCCAGTCATCACCATATTGGATGAACTCATCGGTATCTTATTGCAGGTGCTTGCCACCGTCATTGGCGTGGTAGGGGACATCGTTGCCAAGTTCATTACCCTTGGTGTGGACGTTGTGGCCACGGTGATAGAATTCGGTGCTGGCATTGTGGGCGGCTTCGCGGACATGATCCAACAGGTCATCCACGCGATCGTGGATTTCGCTAGTGACCTTATCCAGAAGTTCAACGAACTGTGGGCTGGTGCCGCGAACGCCACATCAAAGGGGATTAATTCCCTCATGGAATGGGTACGCGGTATCAAAGATTCCATCCTTGATGCTTTCCACAATGCTGGTAGCTGGCTGGTCCAGATTGGTAAAGACCTAATTATGGGCCTGTGGTCTGGCATTAAACACATGTGGCACATGCTCACCGGCGGTGATGATAATGATGGTGATGATCCTGGTACCGGCTACGGTGACGGGGGAGTAACCCATTACGCTAATGGCGGCACACGCCTATCGAAGCAGGATGCCCAAATCGCCCCCGGCGGCTCATACCTGGTATGGGCTGAAGACGAAACCCAAGGCGAGGCATTCATTCCACTGGCCCCATCAAAGCGGAAACGTAGCACCCAGATCCTGGCTCAAACCGCAAACATTATGGGCTTTGACGTGGTAGAAAAGACTACCCGCACTAAAGTCGCCTACGATGGGACAGACGTTACCCCACAAGCTCCCCGGAGGTTTGCTGACGGTGGTATTACCATCCAAAAACTGGACGAGTTCGCCCACGAGATCGAGGGGCAGCCGTACGGGCAAACACAGTGGGGTGATGGCCCAGGTGCGGTAAGTGCCATTAGCCGTTACGCTGTGGGGTTGGATGCGTGGAGTGACCAGTTCTCGCTTGCCATGGAAGCCAAAGCCCTATCAAACTTGGGCTTTAATACCGGCCGCGGTGATTTCGGGGATCTACAGGTCGGCTGGTTCGGCACTGACCCTGATGGTGAGGAAGGACATACCGCCCTCACTGTCCCGTCTGGTGTGGCGGTAGAAATGGGCGGTGAACGCGGCGATGGGCAATACGGTGGTGCCGCTGCTGGTGCTGACGACCCACAGTTCACCGAGCACGCATATTTACCAGGTGCGTTCTTCACGGAGGTGGAGGTACCAGCGGATAAAGATTTGGAAGAAATCGTTGAACAGCAGCAGTCGGATTCTGCTACAGATGCGGATCATATTGATGCTGTGGTCCGCACAAAGTCTTCCGATGATGCTTATGATCTGGCATCTTCCTATGATTCCAATGATGATGCGCTTTCGTATTCGCTTCTGGGATCCCGTTCTAGTTCTAGGGGTGCGGATTCGGATTATGATTATGAGCCCCGGGATTATTCCGACCCCTCATATGGTGGCGGATATACGGGAGATGATCTATCCGATGTGACGGATGTGTCTGCTAATGATTTGAAGGATTTCCGAAAATCATCACGGTCGAACCCTGACTCGTACGGCACGAGGTCGAAGAAAAAGAAATCGAACACCCCATCAACTTTCTCTGAAATTTTGGGTAAGTTCGCTAAGGATTTCGTGTCCGGCCAGGTGAAAGACGCCCTAGGGCTAGTGGGGATTTCCGATGATATCCCTATCGTTAAGGCGTATTCGCAGTGGATGGATACCCGTGATAAAGCATCTGATACCCGCGGCAAATCCACTTACTCGAAAGCTAGGGATGTGCAGAACGCCGAGAAAATAGCGGCCGATATGCTATCCCAATACCCGGGCATAGCCACAGACAAGATTGTCGGCGCCGATTTGATCGGTGGTCTGAACCCCAAAGCATTCGCCTTGGGTGGTTTAGTCACCGGCCCCGGTGGCTCTATGGATGACGCCATATTATCCACACTGTCCAACGGCGAGTTCGTAGTTCGTGAAGCTTCGGCACGGCATCTTCGCCCGTGGCTGGAACAAATCAACGCCCAACCTCAGCTAGCCCGGGAAGTAGCTAAAGCATCATCCTTCAGACCCGCCACGGCTGCGCAAGGACGAACGATTGAAGTGCACTATCACGTGGAAACCAACAATGTCGACGAGGGACTACGCCGCGCAGACATGCACTCAAAGCAGTTGGTCATGGCCATCGAAGGTGCATAACAAGAAAGGAGAAGATTGTGGCATCGGAACTGGATTTGTTTGAGACCCCCGCCTTGATTGAGATTATCGGTTGTGACGGGCAGTTGTGGACAGTCTCCGGTCCTGGCATGGGCCGCGAGGGCGTAGAACTAGCGAAGAACCCTCAAGGCCTCCATGACGAGGCACCGTTTAAACAGATTTGGCAGCAAGGCGCATCCCAGGACGGCGCAACCCTCCTCAGCTATAACATCGAACCCTTGGACCTCGTGTTGGCGTTCGATATTGTGGGAGATGAGAGAGCATGGTCGGAAATCGAGGCGGAATTCTATGCCAGCTTCGATTATATTCGACCTGCTCAAATCCGGGTAACGACGGATATTTCCACCAGAACCCTGGATGTTGTGAAGCTGGAGAAAACCCAAACGAAATCCGAGCGGGACCCGCGAATTTGGGGCTGGTCGCAAATGACCATCACTCTTAGAGCACCCATGCCGTTTTGGGTAGGGGAAACCTACGTGTCCGAGATTGCACTAAGCGGCACCAGTCAGGGAACCCTTTATGTGCAAAACCCAGCAGACTGTGAGCTCTGGCCCATGTGGACACTCACTGGGCCGGGTAAATGGACAATCCCCGACATGAACCTGAGCGCCGGACCCCGCAGGATCGAATGCCCAGCGCTCACCCGCATCCAATCGCTCACGATCAACACGCACCCGCGGGAAGAATCCTACGTGGCCAGCGATGGTTCCAACTTCGCCGGGCGTTTCGGCGGCGTGGAATTCCTCTACCCGATACCACCCCGCACGACGCAAAAAGCAATAGCCGTCAAAGTGGAAGGCGGAGAAGCGAACCTGTCATCATGCCAAATCCGCATGGTGGAGCACTGGCAGCGAGCATACGGAGGAGGTGCCTGATGCAGATCATCCCACCATATATTGGTGATATCCCCCACGAGAAACTTGAAGCAGCCTGGAAACACGGACAGCAAACCCGCGCAAAACGCGCCGAGGCTCGCAAAACAAAACCCCTCATCAGGATTTGGGACGGTAACTGGAATTATGTTGGCACCATCACCGGAGTTGTCATAGAGGCTAGAACCCAGTGGAAACTCAACGACACCGGCGGGGCAACCATTACATTACCTATCGACCACTGGATATCCGCATGGATCCTCCGATTCGATAGTCGGGACGTGAAAAATATCCATATCACATCCGACAAGGACGGCACCCGCTGGGGTGGCAGAGTCACCAGCGTCAACATCATTAAAAACACAGATGGCACTCGACTGCTAGAGCTTCAAGCTCTCCACGACTACGAAGAACTCAAGCACATCCTTGTGTGGCCCAATCCGCTCACGCCCGCCCCAGTGCAATTCCCCAGGACATTCATCATGATGGGTCCCACTGCCTGGGCACTAAAATGCGCATTGGCCATAAACCTCTGGCGGCTAGAAGGATCAGCATGGGTACTACCCAACGACCCGTTAGACCCTACATCATGGCTCGACACCTGGGACACCTCCCGATGGGCAATCCAAATCGCGCCGGGTTCGCTTGGCGCTGACCCTTCTCCGTGGACGATCGTGTCGTCCCGGATGAAGTATTGGCATGAGATGGCCAAGGATAAGTTGGAAGATGCACAGCTGATGGTGACGTGCCGGAGGTGGCTCACGGGTGATCCGTTGCCATGGCCACGGGCAAGAATCCGCCATGGTTGCCTCATCGTGGATATCGTGAACAAGTCCGGCTATTGGGGTCAGGATGGTACTGCCCTGCGCGGCAATGTGATTAGTGGTTTCGTCCGTACGGTACAGCAATTGACGAAGGGGAATATTGATACCCAATCGACAGTGGTGGCCAACCCGAACGTGCCGGAATATCAGAAGCCAGATTGGTTAGGTACTGTACCGCGTGCACCATATGTGTTGTATCGGGACGGCAGATTGTCCGGCCTGGAGTCCGCCCAGTTCTCCTACAAGCCGGCGACTGCGGTACAAGTAGTGGCCGGTGGACACTCCACTTACGGCGTTAATGAGGCCATCAGCGCGGCAGTGAGCATGTTGGGAAATTACCTGGGCATGTTTATTGCAGCCCCTAGCCTGGGGCCCATAGCTGATACGCTACTCAAACCGTTTTACGAGGACACATTGTTGGCATGGATGGCGGAAAAGTCCGCTGACCGATCTAGGTCTCTAGGATGGTCAAAATATTGGGAACATTTCTCCGATGGCTCCGATCGCGCCTACACCCTATCGGCCTTAGCGGTACTACGGAAAGGATTTTGGGAAACGCGGGAAAAAGTATCCCATCAAATGAAAATCGTCGATGGTGCCCCCTGGCATGTTGGCGAGAACGGCCAAGGGCATTTCTTCCTAGGCGACCGGGTGGGTGCCACAATTATCGGGCTGCCGGAAAACAAAGTAGTGGTAGAGCAAGTGACAGAACTGGTGTACCGCTATAGCCGTGACCAAGTGGGCTGGGAAATAACCTGCGGTGATCGTGCCTCCCAGGAATCCCCCTTGGAGAAAATCCTGGGCCGAGTAAAAAATGCCACCGCAGCTATCCATGATCTAGGAGTGATCTAAATATGGGAATCCCTATTCAGTCGTCGTGCGATATGACGAATCCTGAGGAGCAAGCTCTATGGGCCCTGGTGGCTTTGCCAGGTCCTGGCGCTACCGCACCGTTGGTGTTGCCGGTAGATGTAATGCGGCAGTGGTCACAGCGTCTTTACGATTGTGGTTTCCGGCATCACCCAGAAGAACAAACTGTCAAGTACGTGCCGCCTGGCCCCGATACGGATTGGGTGATGGGTGCAGCCGGCAGATGGGTGCCTATTGACGAACCCCTGGACGCTGGGCAGACTGCCCCGGATATCAGCCACCTCACCATGGCAGAAAAACAAGTATTGCTGCGCCGGCTAGAAACCGAGATCCACCCGGAAACACCAGAAGGGACCGAAGACACGGCGAGGGTGATCGAGGATGAGTGACGATAAAAGCCTTATCGAATCCGGCACCTACCCGGTGACCCCGGGCACGGATGCGGTGGTGGGGGCCCAGGTCAAATCCATTACCGCGCAGACGGAGGAATCTGTCAAGGCATTGGCCAGGAAACGCGCTGAAACTGCATTGAATCTTGGTGATCAGTCACTATCGCAGATATTCACCCGATTCGGCACGGCAATCTTGAAGGGTTTGAAAGACATTGTGCAACTAGTGCGCGATGGTGGTGCGTTGATTGTGAGTACTGCGTTCGGGTTCATTAATGGATTGTTGGGGGATTTCGGCAGGGCTCTGAAATCGCTTATCACCCCAATGAAAGAGGAAATAGAGGCCCAGAAATCTGGACAGCTCATCCTGAACAAACGGCTGGACCTGGTTTCTGACACCGATGGGTACCTGTGTGCGTATCAGTCGAAGAACATCAATATCGAATGGTCTAGCGATAACTGGCGTAAGGTGCCTTTTGACGCCCAACTAGGGCCGAATAAAAACGCCTATATTTCAGACGCCGGCGATTTTATCCTGAACGCCAAAGGGCTATGGACTATTAACGCCCGAGTACGTGCTGTAGGGACCACCTATACAGGCGGTAACTTCTGTTACCTGAAAATCACGATCCTCAACCCAGACGGGAAAACGGAATACCACACCAGCATTATCGAGACCGAGGTTCCCTATAACCGGGACCATACGCTAGAGACGTTCATGCCGGTGGTGATTCCCACAGCCGGATACCAAGTTCGTATTGATGTGTATTCTGCGAACTGGCGTTGGTTCCGTGGTGGTACACAGCATTCTTCTCTATCAGCGATACGGCATTCCCATGATGCTGTGCATATGGGGACTGCGGAAGTATCAGATGAAACTAAGCCGAAAGGAATGTGATAAAGATGCGGAATTTAAGTATCAATCTCGCCGATGTTGGGGGCATTCCCCATGAAGGCGACTATGTATTGCTGTATGCTCCAAGGGTGCGCTCTTCTGCAGATGCGTCGGACGGCGTGGTAACTACTACACCTATGAAAGTAACCTTGTCCCGTGGTAAAGCCACTGTACAGGTGGAACCAGGGCCGCTCATGGTTCAGCTGCGATGTAAGGGGCTCCGTGACATGGAACCTTTCGAAGTCGTCATTCCAGAAGGGGCAGGAGAAGCCCGATTAGTAGATGTCATGACCACACAATATCGATACACGCCTCGCGGCATAGCTCCACTGGAAGCGATTGCCGAGCGCGCCCAGGCAGCAGAGCGTACTGCACTAATACATGCTCAAACTGCGGAACGCCAAATGGATGTACTAGTGGCAAGGACTAAGGATGCGATAGGATCTGCTGGTGATCTACTGCGAAAAGAGATCAAAAGTGATGTAGATAAAGCTAAGGGTATCAGGGAAGATGCGCTATCAGCTGCGAATAGTCGACGTGTGGCAGAAACTGCTGCTGCATCAGCCGCCAAGTCGGAGCAACAGAGCAAAAATTACGCTCAGGTCACAGAAGAATGGAAAAGGCAAACTATTGAAGCACGTGCTGGCATGGACCAAAAGGTCCGTGAAGCAGCAGCACACGAGGCCGCTGCTGCGGCCTCAGCGAAAAGTGCTCAGCAAGCAGAGTCAAATACTTTAGTATCTGCCCAGGCCGCGAAAACTTCGGAAGATGCTGCAAAGAAATCATCAGACCAAGCATCGAAGTCTGCTGAAAGTGCCCACGCTGATGCGCAACGAATAGTGAAATCTATGGCGGATGGCATTCCACAAGGTGGCATCACCTACGAGCATTTAGATACTGGTGTGATTACTCGCATCAGCTCACTCATCACCAAAGATATTGATGCTTTAGTAGATGGCGCCCCAGAGGACCTTAACACTCTTAAAAAGTTAGCTGATGCCAAAGCCCCTAAAATTCATGCTCATGAGTTGAGCGATATCACTGGTTTGCAAAGCAATCTAAACAGTCTTAGTTCTACTGTGAACCAAGCGCGGGATGAACTGCGTAAAATGTTTGATGCAGATTACGTTTTCTTCGATGAAAACCGTACTGGGATCATACATATTGGTAGCTGGGCCTACGTTATTGTTTACGCGACTAAACCTGGAGTAAAAGGTAAGATACCTGAAAAATACGCACACTTTACCCAAAGGGATGTGGTTTTTCCATTATTTACTCCAGGAAAACCGTCAGCAACAGGGTTGTTTACTCTTAGTACGACCGGAGAAATCTCTGTGGATTTTGTTGATCCTAGCGTAACGTTTGTACAGGGATCAGGGATGTATCTGCGGAAGAACTTCAATAGTTAGTATTGAAGCTTATTCAGCCGTTGGGAAAACTTATCTACACCGATAGGCTGAAAAAATAGGTAATCTAGCTTTTCCTTATTCCCGGAAACTAGTCATGCATGGGGGAGCTAAATAGGTTTCAACTGCGGAAATAGCATTTAAACCATTGGGAAAACAATTGAAGGAGAAAACATTGTTAACAGTTCTTGATTACAGTGCTGGCGTGCCGCCAGCTGCAGCGATTCGTGCCGCCGGCCATGATGGCGTGATCCGCTACATCAGCCCACCCAGGGCCAGCTGGATGCTAGGCAAACCCATCCAGCCGGCTGAACTCGGCGACCTCCAGGCGCATGGCCTGGGGGTCGCTTTCGTATGGCAGTTCGGAAAAGAAGATGATTCCGATG